CTTTTTCACGAGCATAAGTTCCACGATCCATCACTTCTTGACCAGTAATATGTTTTTCTTTATTGGTATGTGGATTGGCATATGCTTCTGCTGGTTCAGCAAATTTATTTTTACCAATCGTAACCTTTGGACTATTTTTAGTAGTTGGTTTAACTTGAGTAGCCATTATTTGCTCCCTGCTTTTTGATTATGAGCACGAGCTAAATTGCGACCTACTGCCTTCATAGCCTTGCTTGTCACTCCACCTTTAGCCATTTTGGTAACTGGTTTACCTTTGTGCATATGATGTTCATGTTTATGAACTTCTTTTGCAGCTTCTTTATCAGCAATCTTTACCACTTGTTTTTTATCCATGTTAACTCCTAAGTTGTTAATATCGTTACTTTACCTATTGTAATCACTAAATTCAAGTCATTGGGAACAAATGCATCTGTAAAATAACTAGCCCCTCCAACTGGATTCCAGCCCCATTGCGTTTGCCTACTACCATCATTTACATAACCAAGATTGTCTACATTATTTACGTTTGGATCATATGGATTTGTAAATAGTCCAGTTGTTCCACTTGCTTGATAACTAACATCTGGTCTTGGTTCACGCACCGCCTGTGGATCATTTACAGGATATAAACCTAAACTTAATTGTGGATGATCAGGATCCCAGCACTCAGGACAAACTTTAATATTAAATAACTTGGTTTTAATAATTTCTTTTTTTAATTCTTTTAGCAAATATCGTTGACCACATCGGTCACATTCGGCAATTGCCCATTTGCCAGATGAATATTTGTTTGGCATTAAACTATCCTGCCTTTTGTCCTACCTTTAGTTTCTATTCCATGACCACGCACAACAGTGCCGTTAAATACTCTTGTTAAACTTGTTTTCTGGCCGTCAAATCCTTTTACCAATTTTTGACTGCGATACTTGTCTTCAACCTTGCCACCTTTTTTATATTGCTCAGACTTAGGTGCTCGACCAGCTTTTTCAGCAGCTTCAACCTCTTGATCCATGATTGAATGTATTTCTTTAGCTCTTTTATCGCCTTCTTCAGGTGTATCATAAATTGGATACTTGCCTTTGTTGATGTCCCTTCTAAAATAATCTCTAATTAGATCAGCATCTTCATATTGTTTTCCTTGAATGTAACCAGGAACAAGAGCTGATTTACCTTTATAGGGACCACTATCCATTGTTACACCAGTACTATAAACAGTTACAGGCTCACCCTCTGGACCAGTTCCAACATTATTAAATGCAATATTGTCCCTGTGATATTGAACAATATTTTTTTCTTGTGGGGTAAGTTTTAAATCAGCCATTATCTACTTGCTCCACCATAGAATCCCATTCTTGGAACAAAACGAATAGCAGCTTTTTCTCTATCTTCATCAGATGCTAATGTCCATTGTTCCATATAATCAGCTTTTAACATCGCTATACGAGCAGGATCTACCCCAGTAATTTTCTGAGATAAGTAATAAGCTAGTCCAGCAACCATCGCAGATATAAATCGAAATGGTATATCATTTGTTGCCGTACCAGTTCCAGCGTCTTGCATTCTACGCAATCTCCAATAGACAAATGTATACTGATTGCCTGGTGAATTAGGTGTAGGCCAAACATTAATACAAGGTAGGTTTGTAACGCTTATAGGGGCGTTATAAGCATGTGCAGCAGCAGTTGTACCTGCTTGTCCACGATAACAATTTATAAGCTGTGCAGACGTTGTAGAGACGTTTGGATAGTAAATAATCTCATTATCTATCTTGATATATCCAGTTGCAGCTAATCCTGTCAAATCAGATGGAGTAAGCTGAATAGTCGTATCTGTTGATGATATACCACTATTAGAACCATTTCCAACCAAAGTATAAGATGTTGGATTAACTTGCCCAGATTGGCGATTGATCCATACTTGAATTGGTCTACCTTGTGCCAATTTATTAGGCAAAGTAGAATAAGTATCTTCTGATATACGGCTAATATTAATATCAATTTGATTCTGCAAAGTACCAGTACGAATAACTTGGCTTAATAAATCAATTGTATCAATCGGCAAAGGATAAGTAATCTGACCTGTATTCATGGGAATTTGTCCCTCTTCTACAGTCCATAAATTAATACCTCTATTTGCCCATTCAACAGTTAATATGTTTAAAGAACGTCTTGCAGTTCTAAAATCATAACCACTTCTTAACTCAGCACCGCACCGTTCGAACGCCTCTTCAATGAGTTCGTTCATGTTTAAATCAAATACGGAGGTGCCTGTAGTAGTCATTTATGCATTTTTCTAAGTGTTTCTGCTAACCTTGCACGTTGTCCTAACTTGCCAGGCTTTTTAGCAGCAGCTTCGAGCTTTTTCTCTGGAATGGTATGTCCTTCTTTAACACCCAAAGATTTACGCAACGCACCAGCTCTGTGTATTGCGTTCTGTATCCATTTTTCAGCCATGATTAACTCGCAGCTGGTGGGGTTGGAGTAGCCTCTGGTGCAACTTCTGGAGCAGCTTCTGGAACAACAGGAGGAGGAGCAACTAAAACAGGAGTTGGATCAACTTGTGGTGCAATTGCAGCAGCAAACTGGGCAATTACAGGAGAATCTGAAAACCCAGAAACTACTTTTGAGCTACCTAAATAAGTTATAAACTCATTAATTAATTTATGCTCTTCACTTTCTACAGAATGACCTACACTCTTTGCAAAATAAATTGCTTTTTCAAATAAATTCATTTTTTCCTCGCAGCTCTCATGTTATCGACTAAATTTGGGTAAGGTCTGCCAGCAGCTTTAGCCATAGCTTTTGCTGATGCCTTTTTTGCAGAACTTAACTTCTTTGGTTTACCTAAACCTTTCGGTCTTGGTTTATCCCATACCTCACCACCTTTTGCATACATAGCAACAGCATCAGGGTTATCCTTTCTGTGAATAACCTTTTTAGTTGGCATCTTGGATGGGTTCATAGCTCCCATACCACGACTGGCTCTCATTTGTGAGCCTTACCACCCCAGCACATTTTCTCAACATGATCCATGTGATGGTGATGATGTTCTGCATGCTTTTTAAAATGATGCTTGTGATGTTTATGAGATTCAGTCTCATGTTCAGAAATGAACTCATCATGACGCTTCATATCTGGACCTGATTCTGGCTCCATGTGCTCTTTGGTTAAATGTGGTTTCATCAATTTCTCCTTAACAATATTTAGTCTTAGTATGACCACGCATAGCGATACCATCAGCACGATGTGATGTAGATCCACCATGAGCCATCTTCTTTACATGACCACCATGTTTTTTGGTATTGACTAATGGACCATCTCCAATAGTATTACCTTTCATCTTAGGATGACGATCTTCTGTGTGACCACGTTTTTCAACTTTAGACTCACCAAAACGACCATGTTTATTAGAGCCTTTTTCAACGTCTTCTTTCATAGTACGAGGACCCATTGACTCAGCTTTACCACCGTGAGCCATTTTTTTCATGTGAGCCTTACCACCATGCTTCATCATTTTAGCTTCATGTTCTTCTTCAGAAGCCAAATGACGTAACTGTTTAGCTTGTTTCATTTCATGAGCCTTTTCACTTTCATGATGAGCCATGCCACCATGAGCCATTTTTTTAGTGTGATGACCTTCATGTTGCGCCATATGATGTTCAGCCATTGCTAAATGATGATGAGCTAAATGTTTATGATGAGCTTTAGATAAGCCACCATGTTTCATTCCACCACCCATTGGAGCACCCATAGGAGCTGCTGGAGGAGCCATTGATGGAGTTGGCATAGCTCTCGCTGCCATCATTGCCATCGCTGGGTTCACACTACGTTTTTTCATCGTTGCCATATTGATTCCACCTTTTTTAAAATGTTTGCCTTTATCGGCTTCTACAAAATCACGCCCCACCTTTTGTGGAATGTGAACCTTATCAGCAAACGCCTTGGAATGGGCTATTGCCTCCATAAAATCATGCTGTTTTTTACTTTTACTTGGCATTATTACCTCGTATTAATTCATTAATTTTATCTTCCAAACGATTAAATCTTGAATCGATGTGGTCCATAATTTTACTTAATTCAGCTTGTGTTACAGTATCACGAGCAACTTCTTCACGAGTCTTGTTTAATAAAATACTTAACCTATCTAACTCCTGAAATTTTTCTTTCATTATAAAACCGACTATTGCAATAAGTATAGTTAATATTGCATTCCAAAATGGCATTATTGCATCATTTAACATTTCCACTTCCTTAAACTTTTATTAATTCTTGAATTAGGATCATTTGCAGTTTCAGAACTGGTTAAACGTTTTTTCATTCCTTCCATGCGAGCACAAAAAGATTTTTTCCGTGATCCACCTTCTGGTTGTGGAGCTTTTAAATGTGCACCATGCTCTTTGTTATAAGAAGCTCTTCCTTTGGCATTCAAACCACCACTAGGATTTTTACCTTCTTTACGTTGCCAAGCTGGTGTCTTTGCCATGATTAGCTACCGTTATCAATTAAAACGCCACCAATGTTAATACCTACTGTACAAGCGGTAGTAGCACTAGGAGCAATTTGCCATTGAACATCCGTTCCTGCTGGGTATGCAAATGGAAAAGTACGTTGAATATTGAACTGTTGTACAAATGGAGTATTTAAAACTATTCTACGAACTAATGTTGCCGATGAATTTAATGCGGATGGGTACTGTGCTACAACCCTGTATGTTCCGTAGTTTGCAGTGTTACCAGTAAACGAACTGTTTGCAGTAAATCTTGTTAATTGCAAAGTAGTATTTGCTGGAACTGTATATACAGACATCTGTGATGTACCAATGCTGATAGTGCTACCGTTGTAAGTAGTTGTATTGATCTGTGCATATTCAACAGCACCAGACGTTGCAGCTTGGTTTTGAATAGTAATTACGCCAGTTGGGTTTACTGTACTATTAAAAGCTACGGAAATGTTGTTAATACGATAATAAGATTTAACAGTTGCTACACCTGTACCAGCAGTGCCACCTAAAGCAACAATCTCAGATATTGGGTTGTAGTTTCCATCTAGTCCAGTAACTTGAATTAACGCACCAGAGTCGCCGTTTACTGTACTTGCAACATACATAACTTGTGCTGCTACTGGAAATACGTAATTAGTAGTAGGAGAATTTTCCCACATAGTTACAAATACACCA